TCATTCCGCAGCGCTCTTAGCTCTGGTATAGCAAATACAATCTTAATGGGCACACCAGCTGATAAGCCGATTATTACCGATGGTGTAGCTTACATTCCTATGCACGTTGCTGGAAAATTTGGCATGAAAGAAGACAGTAAGTACACAGGCTATGCTAGAATAGAGAATGGCTTGCTTGGTTTGCCCTTCCAGTTCTATAGCTACGCATTGGCAGCAACAAACAAAACACTTGCAGCTTACGGTCATGGTCAATTAAAGAATCGTTTCCTTGGAACAGCCATTGCTATGGGTCTTGGATATATGACCTTAGAATTAAAGACTCCTGATTTTGTAGAGCTTTCTCCGCAAGATAAGTTTGCTAGAGCCTTTGACTTTTCAGGTGTTGCTGCGCTGCACTCAGATCTCTTCTATACCGCAATGAGTACCAGCCTTGCGTTAGGTGGCCCTAACATTACTGGTGGTGCATTGCAGCCTAGATACCCCCAGGAGCCTAGTGTGACTGATGCTGTTACTGGCTTGCTTGGTGCTGGCCCTTCTATTGGTATGGAGTATGCCAACGGTATGGCTAATATGCTGACGGGTAATATTGGAGAGGGTAGCAAAGAATTTATTCGTGCATTGCCGTTTTCTAATATTTGGATGTGGAATGATTTTGTTAATAGAATGACTCGAATGTTGGAATCGGAGCTCGATGATGGCCCATCTGGTTTCGGTAGATACTAATTGTGCGTTGATGAAAAGCGGCCAGCTTGCTAGTCGATGAAAAAAGGAATGTCACATGACTATCAATCTCTCTGATAACTCTCCGCGAATATCTTATTCGGTAGCGCAGGGCGTAACTCAGTCTACGTTTACTGTACCGTTTGAGTTCTTTGCAGAAGAGAGCTTGAACGTATATGTAGATAATGTTTTAAAGACTTTAACTACAGACTACACAACAACAGGTGGCAGCGGCTCTACTGGAACGGTAGTAATTTCTGTAACAGGTGCATCTGGCGGGTCTACTGTAGTTATTACCAGAGAGATTCCGCTTGAACGCACAGCTGACTTTCCAACATCTGGCCCCTTTCAGATTAGCGCGTTAAACACAGAGCTAGATCGCATTATTGCTATAGCTGCTGACGTACAAGATAATACTCTTAGATCAATACGAGCCGCAGACTCAGATGCAGCTGCAAGCTACACGCTTCCGTTCCTTGACGCACGAAAGGGCACAGTGCTTGCCTTTAACGCAACGTCAGGTGACGTAGAAGTCGGGCCTCAAATTGCTAATGTTCAAAGCCTTGCCAACATAAGCGCCGACATTGCGCTGCTTGCTGACATTCAAGACGGAACTACAGCGACTAACGCAATTACAAACGTAAATACAATTCGCACTGATGTAACTACAGTTTCGGGCATATCTGCTAACGTAACAACTGTTGCTGGTGTGTCTGCCAATGTAACTACGGTGGCGGGTGTCTCAGCAAATGTCACAACAGTAGCTGGTGTATCAAGCGAGGTAACAATTCTTAGCCCAATCGCAACCGACATTACAGCAGTGGCGTCAAACAACACTAATGTGACAACCGTTGCAACAAACATTAACGCAGTAAACACTGTTGCTTCCAACATTACCAATATCAACACAGTGGCTAACGATTTGTTAGAAGTTGTGTCGGAGATTGAAACTGTTGCTAACGATCTTAACGAGGCAACAAGCGAGATTGAGGTTGTTGCGAATAACATTGCAAACGTAAACACAGTCGGAACTATCAGCGGCAACGTGACCACAGTGGCGGGAATATCCTCAGACGTTACAGCCGTGGCGGCAGATGCAAGCGACATTGGTGTCGTGGCGACAAACATTGTGAACGTAAACGCTGTTGGAGGTATCTCCGGCAATGTAACAACTGTAGCTGGTATTAGCTCTGATGTAACAACTGTAGCTGGGATTAGTGCTGACATTAGTACGGTCGCCAACACAGACTTAACTTCGGTAATTAATAACTCAGCAAACATTGCAACTGTAGGGAATAACATTGCTAACGTAAACACGGTGGCAACTAATGTTTCTTCAGTCACAAACGTAAGCAACAACATAAGCTCAGTTAATAGTTTCTCTTCTCAGTACACTATCTCAGCCTCTGAACCCTCTTCTCCTAATGAGGGCTTGCTATGGTTTGATACTTCGACAGACACGATGAAGGTCTACAACGGCAACTCGTTCCAAAATGCTGGTAGTTCTGTAAACGGTACAAGCTCACGCGCTTCTTTCACAGCAACGGCAGGGCAGACTTCGTTTGCAACTACGGGATACGATAGCGGTTACATTGATGTGTATCTGAACGGCGTAAAGCTAATCGAAAGCACTGATTTTACTGCTACAGATGGCGTTAATTTTGTTCTGACTACTGGCGCTGCCCTTAACGACACTCTGGACTACGTTGCTTACGGAACATTTAATCTTGCAGACGTATATACCAAAACAGTTTCTGATGCTCGGTACTATACGCAAACAGCAAGCGATGCTCGTTATTTACAGCAAACACAGACAGATGCTTTGTACCTACCGCTAACAGGCGGCACGATTTCCACAGACCTCATTGTAACTGGCAATCTTACAGTCAACGGAACGCAGACTATTGTTAACAGCACAACGCTCGATGTCGCTGACCTTAACATTACGATTGCTAACGGAGCGGCTGACGCGGCTGCTGCAAATGGTGCTGGCCTTACAGTGGATGGGGCTGCGGCAACCATTTTGTATCAAGCAACTGGCGACAAGTGGGCCTTTAATAAACCAATCAGCTTGGGAACGTGGACTGTCACTGAAAGCGGTGGGTCTTTGTACTTTTCAGCAGGTGGCGTGAACAAGATGAAATTAGATGCAAGCGGCAACCTCGATGTGGCTGGCAGCGTCAACACTAACGCAACAATCACCTAGTAAAGGATACGAAGATGGCGATTAAAGTAGGCGGTACAACCGTCATAGATGATAGCAGGGCGCTTAGTAACATTGCGTCTGTGGATGCAACGACTGTAGCTGCGCTGGGTGCGGCTGGTGTTGGTGGCGGCGGTGGATCAGTAGACCTTGTTGCAGCAACAGCCTTAACAGCGGGTGACGTTGTTGTATTAGATACATCAACAGGGAAAGCAAATAAACCTACAGTTTCGGACACACTGGGTCAGTTTTTAGACTCCGAAACGGTAAGTCCTAATGCGGGTACTGCTTACTTTAAAGATATATATTATCAAGGTGACTTGGGGTACGCTCTTTGGGCTGTGCAGTATGATTTCAATGGTACGAGCTACCGTATGTACGCCATAAAAGATGGTACTCTGGATTTCTACACAAGCAATATTGCATCCTATAACTTTGGCGTCAGTCACTGCCATATGGCATATGACCCTGTGGTAAAAACCGCCGTGTTTATCTACAACAACGGGGCAGACAGGTATCGGACAGGGCAGTTGCAGTCGAACGGTTACATGAATTTTTCCAATGAGCAAAGCCTGCCTTTTAATATAGGAAACGACCCGCTTATGGAATCGACATATGACCCTGACACAGGAAAAATTATTGTTATATGGAAAGATTCGACAGATTCAAATAAAACAAAATATGTTGTTGGGACAGCAAGCGGTAATTCTGTTTCGTGGGGGACACCGGGAACGGTAAGCACACTAGAAGCGAAAGATAATACTTATTTGCCAACTATTGCTGTGACTTACGATGAAACAGCTAACAGAGTGTTAGTTGCTTTTGTAGCCACTACCTCTTACATCCAGATTATTGCAGGGGAAGTAAGTGGTAACTCCATTACTTGGGGGTCAACTGTACTTGAAAATACTTACGTTTCTTATGGTACAGCTTTAGCCTACGACCCTTCTTCCGGTAAAAACCTTCTTGTCTGGGGTAGCAACAGTGCTGAATTTCAGATTTACAGCGTACTGACATTAAGTGGTTCTACCGTATCCAAGGGGACAGTAGGAAGTATCGGAAGTAGATACGCAAGATATAACTCCGTTATATATAACCCCGACACTCAAGGTCTTCTTGTTGCAACGAGTGACGACAACAACGGTGGGGTACTTCGGGCTGGTTCAATAAGTGGCACTACATTTACTGCAAGTAATGACCAAACCTATGAAACTGGCCGCACACAAGGTGTAGAAATGACCTATAATACCAACCTTTCACAGGTTTACGTTTCTCATACAGATGCTGACCAATCTGATAAACCTATGGTCAATGCCACCAGCGCAGCCTCAAGTAACGCTTCCGATTTTGTAGGCATTGCAGCTGAAAGTATTTCGGAGGGTGCTACAGGGAAAATAACTGTGGTCGGAGGTCTTAACGAAAACGTAACTGGTCTTACCACAAACACGAAATACTCTGTGTCTGTTGGTGGTTCATTGGTTACGGCAGACACAGGAGTCTTGGCGGGAAGAGCATTAGGCTCAAATAAACTCTTGGTAACTGGAACTGGATCGTAATATGACAAAAGCAAGAGATTTAGCAGACCTTATCGCAGCGGGTAATCCACTAGCAGATGGGGCTATTGCTTATTCAGAAGTTACTGGCACACCAACGCTAGCGACTGTAGCAACCACTGGGGCTTACTCTGATGTAACTGGCACTCCTACGATACCTACAGACTTTGTGTCAGCTGCATCTGGTGGTACATTCAGTGGAGGCATTGATGTTGGTGGCGAGCTAATAGCTGACAGCTACAACGAAACTTACGCTGCACTCTCTGGCACATCACCAGCGGTCAACTGTGAGAGTGGTAACTCATTCAGCTTAGTTCTTTCTGGTGCCACTACCTTCACATTCACTAACCCTCCTGCAAGCGGCACAGCCTACTCGTTTAGCGTTGAGATAATCCAAGACAGCGGTGGCTCTGGTCACACAGTAACTTGGCCTAGCTCAGTAGACTGGCCTGCTGCAACTGCACCTACTCTTACGGCTGATGCAAACGCAAAGGACATCTTCGTGTTCATTACTCGGGACGGTGGAACTAACTGGTATGGGTTCACAGCTGGACAGGCGTTGGGCTAGGGAGCTTCACACATGGCTACTAAAAAGAAAATGCTCCAAGCCGCTGCGGGTTCTGCTGGTGGTGCTAGTCTTGATATTGATGAGCTGTTCAGCACTTATTTGTATGAGGGTAATGGCTCTACACAAACGATAACCAATGGCATTGACCTTGCTGGCGAAGGTGGTTTGGTTTGGGCTAAAAGTAGGGGGCAAGCATATAATAATCATTTATTAGATACAGAAAACGGAGCCACATACTATTTAAAGTCAAATAGCACTGACTACATTAGGACATCTTCAAACACGATAACAAGTTTCAATTCTGACGGTTTTACCATTGGCGGTGGTAGTCAGATGAATGACACTAACGACCCAATGGCCTCGTGGACATTCCGCAAAGCCCCTAAGTTCTTCGATGTGGTGACTTACACTGGGAACTCAACTCCTAGGACAATTAGTCATAACCTTGGAACAACGGTAGGCACAATACTTATAAAGAAAACCTCTGCCGCAGCCGATTGGATTGTTTACCATAGAAGTACAGGTGCAACAGATTATCTAGAATTGAACAATGATAGTGTTGTCAACACTTACAATATGTGGAACAACACTGCCCCGACAAGTACAGAGTTTAGCCTAAGTGGGTATCAAAAAGTAAACGAAACAGGCCATACCTACGTAGCCTACCTCTTCGCACACAACGATGGCGACGGTGAGTTCGGCCCTGATGGTGATGCTGATGTCATCAAGTGTGGTAGTTATACTGGTAATGGTACAGTTGGTCAGGAGATTAATCTAGGTTTTGAACCTCAATTTGTTATGGCTAAGATAACTAGCACTACTGGACACTGGTATATTCAAGATGCTATGAGGACAATGACAGGCAACGGTAGCCCAATATTAAGGCCTAGTTCCTCAGACGCCGAGTATAATTCAAACGGTTATTCAGAGGGCAACATAGAGCTTACACCAACAGGGTTTAAGTTGGATACAGATGACCAAGGAGGTGGGAATGGTAGCGGCGATACCTACATCTACATGGCCATCCGCCGTGGCCCTCTTGCTCAACCTGAGAATGCGACTGAGGTGTTTGCTATTGATAGGAACGACGGGACTGCTCCCTCTTATGAAAGCGGCTTTCCTGTGGATATGGGCCTCATTAAAAGAGTCGATGCTACTAACTCTTGGTTATTAGCGGATAGGCTTAGGGGTAAGTCGTTTCTTTCGACTGACTCAACGAATAGTGAAACTTCAAACAGCACAATGGTGTTTGACTATATGGAAGGGTGGAACAACTTTGAAAGTTCTTCGGCATTTTACTCTTGGATGTGGAAGAGAGCCCCCGGCTATTTCGACGTTGTGGCATACACGGGCAACGGAACAGCAGGACGTACTGTAAGCCATAACCTTGGTGTTGCACCTGAGATGATGTGGATTAAGAAGCGTAGTGGTTCATACGAATGGATTGTATATAGCCCAGCGGGCGATGGCTACCTCAGACTTAACACTGATGAAGTCTATGCAACCAGTAATGTTTTGTGGAACGCTACAAGTCCTACTGCTACAGAGTTTACACTTGGTGGCTTTACGCACGTTAACGGCTCAGGCGAAGACTACATAGCCTACCTCTTCGCAAGCCTCCCCGGTATATCGAAGGTTGGCTCCTACACTGGAAATGGCTCAAGTCAGACTATCGACTGTGGCTTTACTTCAGGAGCTAGGTTCGTACTTCTCCGAAAGTTTAGCGGCAGTAGTGAGTGGTATCTTTTTGATACAGCTAGGGGAATAGTAAGTGGTAATGACGCAGTTCTTGAACTTAATACTCAAAGTATTGAGGGCAACTCCAATGATTGGATTGACCCTAATAGCAGTGGTTTTGTTGTAAATGGTCACATTAACCAATCTAGTGAAAACTACATCTTCTACGCAATCGCCTAGAAACAACATCAACAGCATCACGAAAGGATCACTCTGATGGCTGAATACAGACACACAGAAACAGGCGAAGTTAAGACCCAAGGTCAATGGCGGAGCCACTACAAGAACGTATCTCTGCCTCGGGCATGGAAGCAAGCAACACTGGATGGCCTCAACCTAGAGGCTGTCCTAGCTGCCCCCAAGCCTACACCTGCTGCATACCAGACAGTACGCCGTGATGGTGTATCACAGGATGCTAATGGTAACTGGGTAGAGAACTGGGACTTAGCTTGGATGTTCTCTGATACAACTGAGGACGGTGTAACAACCACTAAAGCTGAACATGAGGCGGCGTATCAGGCAACCCTTGATGCTAAGGTAGCTGAGGGCCACCGCACTAAACGTGATGACTTGCTGGCTGATACGGATTGGACAGGTATGTCAGATGTAACAATGACTTCTGATATGACAAGTTACCGTCAGGCTTTGCGTGATATTACTACTCATGCTAATTGGCCCAACCTTGAAGCCGACAATTGGCCGACGAAACCATAGGAATAAAACATGGACAAACGTACAGTAGCATCCGCGCATGAGCGTATCGACGGGCTTGAGAAAGAGGTGATTGCAATGCAGACAGAAATGCGAATTCAATTCAAAGATCTGTTTGGTCGTGTTAAGCGCATGGAAGCAATCATGATTGGCACAACAGGCTTTATCATTGCACTCTTAGTAGCAGTGCTGACAAAGATGGGCTGACAAAATGATTGACCCTGTAACAGCGGTCGGTCTAGCCACCAGTGCGTTTAATATTCTCAAGCAGGGTATAAGTGCTGGCAAAGACATACAAGAAATGAGCGGAACCCTAGCTAAATGGGGCTCCGCTTTTTCTGACTTTCAGTACGCTGAAGACAAAACAAAGAACCCTCCATTCTATAAGATGATGTCTGACAATAGCGCCAATGCTATTGAAATCTTTGCTCATAAAAAAAAGATGGA